GAAACCGGAATCGTCATCAATTCGGTCAAATGCTATACCAATAGCAATACTGTCCCTGTAACCATTGTCAGTTCGGACTATTCTTACGATCCAACAGGAAATCGGATCATTTTGAGCAACATTCCCAACGAAATCAATGACAATGTTGCCAATCCGATTGTGGTCACCTACAGCACAAATGCCAGCTTTATTGCCCAATATCCGGTGGTCAAACAGGCTGGATTGATGTTGCTGACCCACATTTACAACAATAGATCGACCACCTCTGAGCGTATTGTTAGGGATATCCCTTACGGAGTGGCTATGCTTTTGCGTCCCTACAAACCGTTGGTAATGTAATGGCAATTACAAGATATGAGAATATCGAGGTAAACACCGTCACCAACGGTGTGGATGATCTCGGCGCATACACGACAGCTATAAACCTCTGGTTTAGAACCAGGGGATTGATCCATGATGTGGCAAACAATTTGAGGATTACTGACGCATATAGGGTTTACTCTGATATGGTCACAATCACCTTGAATTACACCCCTAATGTCAAGCAGATGGTGGACAATCAGAACAATTACAGCATTACTTGGAGGGATCGGGATTGGCGTATTACTGATGTGCGGGAATCAAATGATCGCATGAAGGCGACATTCATCTGCTATCGCAATGATCCTAGTGTGCCTGTATGACCACCCAAAATAATCCGGTTGACTATGCCAAGGCGATCCAATACCAACTGTCTTCCGTGGTATCGCCAGTTCCTGTGTATTCAATTTTTAACAGGAACTATGCTACCCAACCCAAGTTTTTGACATGGCAATTAAGAAGTATTCATCAGCCTGTCTATACTGGTCAAACACAAAATAACAAGGGCATTGATAGACCAATTTTTCAGGTGTCTATTTTTGCAAAAGAGACTACAGATGCTTTTGAAATTAGCGACTTGATATTACAATCTCTTCATGGGTATTCTGGACAATTTGGTGGACCAACTGGATTCTTTGTCGCAAAAGTTGATATCATGTGGCTATACAACTCTTATGACAATGAATTAGGGCTAAATCAGATATTTCTAGATTGCACCCTCGATATACCAGCATAAAACAAGATTGATTAACTCATTCTGAAAGGAACTCTCAAATGGCACTTATCAATAAAGTTTTGCCTGGATATGTTGCAACCCTCTGGATGCAGGACGGCGCTACGCCAACCGCATTGACTGATACCCAACTTGCAACTTGGACAGGTCAAGTGGCTGACATTATTGGAACTTCTGCTGGTGGTACGGGTACTGCTGGCATTCAAGTACCTGTGGAAGCTATCCCTGCTTTCGGTTCTGACGATGCGATGGCAGCGTATGCAGTTGCTGGTGCGCGTACTGGTGCAAAGATCACTACGCAGAATCAGGTGACTTCACTCAATGTGACTTCTGCTTGGAATCCTGCCGATCCTGCCATGTTGCTGATCCGTGATGACGGCTACAACGGCACTATTATTCGCACCTATGTGATTGCTGTTTATGACGGTACTGATACCGTTGCATACGCATTCAACGGGCGCGTTGGTGGTCTGCAATGGGATATGTCTCCCTCGGCTGAAGGTAAATTCATCTTTACCATCCATCCGACAGGCGGCAATTCCTACGGTTGGTCGAACAATACTTAATTCTCCTCCCCTTTGCCCCCCCTAGCGGGGGCTTTTTTACATGGAAAATACGACAATACAAAACTCAAACGACCTACTCAGCTACATAGTCAATCTATCTAGTAGCGGTCAAAAAAACTGGTTCGGATTCACTCAGCAAAGAATTGCTGGAATCCATCTTGCCTACGAATTGGCTAAACGCCATGCAGATAAAATGAGTCCTGATGACATAGTTGACTATGTGATCAATCTCAACAATTCGATTTTCAACAAGATAATAAAGGGTGCAAAATGAGCCGTCTTACCTCCACTTTTGGAGACATCTCCGATCTCCGCATCAAGACTTTTACCCTGGGAAACCATGAATTCAAGATTCGGGTTCCCCTGACCGCTGAATTGGATGCAATCCAACAGCGGATTGACAACATCCCCGAAAAGGACATCCAGGCACGGTTTGCCGAGATCACCAAGGGAATGGAAGGCGATGGCATCGAGCGCACCAAGGATGATGTGATCGTAGCGGGGCGTTCTAGCAAAGAGTTGGCAAAAACCGTCCTCTCGATGGAAGCAAGGATGGTCGAGTTTATCAAGTTGCTAGTGCCTGAGAATGGTAGCCTAGAGGACATCACCTATGCCGAGATCGAGGCAGAGTGGACGCTCCAGACCCAGATGGAAATCCTAGCAAAGATTACTGAGGCAATTACCCCAGGCTATAAAGATAGTCGAAAAAACTAGTCAGGGATATCCGCGCACAAGCCAGAGCCTACATTTATGCTCATGGCGGGTATCCCGATCAAGTCCCGGCTGATGACATGAGGAACCTCGAAATCATGCTCTCGGATGGCTATATCGGGAACAAGGCAGTCTTGATTGCCCTCTCTGCGTTTGCCACAGGGAACCTGAACAGCAAGCTAAAACAGGGGGCGACACCTTTTAAGATACAGAATATACTTCCCTCAATGGTTGATTACATCAGTCCACCCCCGACTGATGAGGAAAAATCAGCGATGGTGCAGACCCAGTTTATGTCGCTATTGCAGCGAATGCCTGGGGCAGATAAGCATTTGAAGGGAAAGAATGAAGTTTCAACTTGAAGGTTTTGCCGAGTTTGAACGGACCCTGAAAGAGATGGGTCAAATGTACCGCGCCGATCTAGTGGCAAAAGGTACAGTTGTTCGGGCGGCTAAATCTGCAATGGATGTTGCTCTCCCCGATGCGATTATGAGTGCGCCATTTGATGAAGAGCATACGGATACAACGATTGCCCCTCACTTGCGCGATACCTTAAAGGTCGAGGCAAGAATCCCATCCGATAAAGATAAAAAATCAGACTATGTAAGAGATACAGATGTAGCAATTGCTGTCCTATCTGCCAAAGCATCTGCTGTTTCCATGTCTCAGGAATTTGGCAATGCAAGGACTCCACCCCATCCATTCCTGCGCGTTTCTGTAGAAAGAAACATCCCTAAAATATTGGATACGCTAAAAGCAGAACTGGAAATCGAAATTCCAAACATGGCAGAACGAATTGCTAGGAAAAACAATCCGAGTAGAAGGAAAAGATAATGGCATCCCGTAATCTAGCCAGACTAGGCGTTGTTCTTGGAATTGATGTTGCTGAATGGGAAAAGGACATCAATGCAGCTATTTCTGCAAATAAAAAGCTATCAAGAGAAATAAAAGCAGATAGCAATGCGGCAGAAAGAGAATTAGCTAGACTTAAATTTGCTACAGAAGATTACGGGAAAACCCTTACCCAAGTAGAACTTATCCAGCGTGAAATATCTAGCGGCAGATATCAAAGTGCTACACAAAAACACAAGGATGAACTGCTAAAACAAGCTGCGGCTTACGATGCAATAGCAAACTCTGCTAAGAAAGCAGGGTTCACAATGACCGAGCAACAAAAGATCGGTCTTGCCTATCAAACGACTGACCTTGTAACCCAAATTGCTTCTGGTGGTAATCCCCTGATTGCTTTGATGCAACAGGGCGGTCAATTGAAGGATCAGATGGGCGGCTTTGGCAATATGCTCAAAGCCATTGGCACAATGTTTACGCCATTCAAGGTCGCCGTCTTGGGTGGTGCTGCTGCGCTAGGCTATTTCTCTTTTGCCGCCTATAAAGGCGCTGAAGAGATGGCAAAGTTGCGGGATGCCTTGATCCTGACAAACAACATTGCTGGATTGACCAATGGCACATTCCTTGATCTTGCTAGGACGCTATCGGACAAAACAAATCTTAGTGTAGGTAACACAAAAGATATTCTGATGGCGGTGGCTGCAAGCGGTCAGTTTGCAGACAAATCGATCAAATCAGTTACTGAAGTTATTGCTACCTATGCAAAGATTTCTGGTTTGTCTGGTCAGGAAGCGGCAAACAAACTAATCCCATCTCTTAATGGATCTGCAAGTTCTGCGGCTCAATTGAATAGCCAATTCAATTTCTTGACGCTTGCTCAATACAGGCAAATTTCTCAACTTGCTTTACTTGGAAAGAATCAAGAGGCGGCTGCATTAACTGCTGAATTGCTTAATAAATCATTAAGCGGTCAGACAAGAGAACTTGGTACGCTAGAAAAAATCCTAGAAGAAAGCAAAAAGAAATGGTCTGAATGGTGGGATGCTGCCATGAATATTGGCAGACCTGAGACTGTAGAAGATAAGATCAAAAAAATACAAGACAGATTGAAAGACCCAAGATCATATACCTATGCAGGAAGAGTTGCTGCTGGTGGTGATAAATATACAAAGGAAGCAGATGAGGCTGCATTAAGAGAGTTGCTTAAACAACAAGCAATGCAACAAACGGCTGTTTTAGAAAATTCTAGAAAAACTGCCGAAGAAAAAGCAAGGATTGAAAAATATATTGCTGCTGGTGGCATGGAAAAAGAACGCGCCTTACGCCAGGAAAATGATCAATTACGCTTTACAAACTATATTAGTTCGTTAAAAGAATTTGCGGCTGATTCAGAAAAAATCGAGTTAGATGCACTCCAGAAAATGGGGTTGGCAAAACTCGAAATGGAAAAGAAGAATCAACAAGAGAATTATGTTTTTGCCGTACAAAATGCAAAAATCCTTGCTGAAAAAGTGATTGAGATTGAGCGCGAGAAAAATACAAAAATACGCGAATTGCAATTAAAGTCTTACATAGAAAACTCTGAGCAATTAAGGTCAATAACAGAAGATTCTCAAGCAGCGGCAAATGAGATTGCAGATGCACAACAAAAAGTCATTATTGCTTTAAGAGAGGCTGCGGCAACATCTCAGATTGCTTACAAGGCAGATCAGGATAAGTTAAGTCTCAAAATGAGAATGATGGGGGCAACCCAGAAAGAGATTGAACTTGCTGAACTACAAATAGAAAAAGCGCGTGATCTGGCATTGCTTGAAAGAGAAAGTCTTTCTCCAGAAGTTAGAGCATTAAAAGAAAAAGCAATTGAAGCTTTGTATGCTCAAAAGGAAATTCTTGCCGAACTGAATGAGCAAATGCGTCATGCAGGGCAAATCCATGAAGCTATCTTTGGCAACATGGAAAAAGCCTTGGAAAACTTTGTTAAGACAGGCAAACTTTCATTTAAGGAATTTGCTCAATCCGTCATTCAAGACTTATTCTTGATTGAAATGAAGTTGCAAGCCACTAGATTAGTAAAAGGAATGTTAGGTGGCGGTGGCGGTCTTGGTAGCATATTTGGTCTTGGTGGTGGAATAGGCATAGGAGACTTATTTGCGCCTGGAGGTGGATCAGGATTTGGCGCGGTTGCCGCTAGTGGCTTTATGGCTGAAGGTGGTCCTGTATCCTCAAACACCCCATACATCGTTGGTGAGCAAGGTCCAGAACTCTTTGTCCCAGGCTCTGCTGGAACAATCATTCCAAACAATCAGCTTGCAACTATGGGTAGCGGTCAAACCGTGAACTACAACGGACCTTATATTGCCAATATGCAAGCCATTGACACGCAATCTGCAACGCAGTTTCTTGCCAAGAACAAGATGGCGGTCTGGTCTGCCAATCAATCTGCTAGTAGGTCTGTGCCGCAATCGAGGTAATTATGAGTCTGACAACAATCCTATCTATCAGCGAATCGGTTGGAATCAATGACCACCGATTTGTCGGTCAAGTGGTTTCGAGGAATCAGCGCATCAGCACGGCAGAAATTGTCACCGTAGTTCCATTCGGGTTCGAGATGCGTCCCATGAACTACCTGTATTACTCGCAGAACCGTGAACTTTTAAACTCTCTCCGCATCCCTGACAAATCGCTAGAACAGTATTTGAACTTTGGCAGCACAGGCTGGCTGAACTACATCAAATACCAGGGCAACATGACAGGCGGTCAGGTGGCGGCTTGCCAATGGCAAGTAGCATCAGCCGCAAAGAATTTGGTGCTTGGCAATCTCCCATCCATCAGTTCTACCGCATACATCGTCAAGGCAGGGGATTTCTGCCAAGTTGGAAGATATGCCTACATAGCTACGGCAGATGTCCAGAGAGGCGCTGGATCAACCGTGAACATCCCTGTGCATAGGAACCTTATTGATGCTCTTGTATCGCCTATAAACGCTGTTATTGGGCAATATGGAACCACCATTTCTATGGGCGGTTCGACTTACACAGGAACAACATTCCCTGTGATACTTAGGGATTACCCTACCTATACGCTAGTCCCAATCACCAATGACAGCTTCATTCAATGGTCTGGGGCTTTTATTGCCTTTGAAAGCGTCCTATGAATGTTATTGCTCCTGTTGATGGGACAAACAATATCCGCTATGCGGATTTTCTGCGAGTTACTAGCCCTGGTGGAACCTATCGGTTTTCCACGGCTCCATCAGAATTGACCATTACTGCCGTAGATGCTCAACCATTCAATGCTTTGGGGCAATTAGTCAAGGTCGGGGATGCCCAGCGGGACATCAAATCGACTGCAAACGAAACCATTTTTACTTTAGTCGGCATTGATACCGCAATGCTTGGTTTTGTCCTTGGTTCGCAGATCAAAGGATCGCAGATTGAGGCGTGGAAAGGTTTTTTTGATACTGATGGCAATCTGATTACGACAGGCGGCTCTGGCGGTCTGTATCAATACTTTAATGGCTACATTTCATCGTTCAGCATCAGCGAACAATGGATGGAAGAAGTTAGATCGTATGTTGGGATCATCACAGTCGCAGCATCCTCCATTCAGCTTATCTTGCAAAACCGTGTGGCTGGACGCTATACAAACGACAATGCTTGGCAATTCTTCAATTCGGGCGACACTAGCATGAATAGGGTGGCGTTCATTACGACAATAAACTATTATTTCGGCAAAGAAACATGATCCGCGAAGCCAATCATTACGATAAAGATGAAGTCATTGAAATGATGAAGGAATT